TCATATACGGGCACATCAATTTTTGGTAAAGCCATATTATATCCTCACATTTAAAATATTAATCTACTAACTGGTGTAATCAGTCTTTCACTAATTGAGTTGCCAGCTTTGTCGAAGAATCTGGATGCTTTGTCTCCAAATAGTTGAGCTGCCGCAGCAGCAATATCATATTGACCAGAATATACCACACGGTATTTTTGGTACGCAAATTGAACCGTCAATCGGTGAAATCCTTCTTCAGACCATGACAATGGCTGAGCAGCAATGGAAATTGGATAAGCATCAATCATTTCCACCGCATAAATTTGTTTGATAAAATCATCATACTGAATAACCTTAATATTGGTCATGTAACCAGTACCAGTGTTACCGCCTTTTGGAAAACGCAAGTTGTTGGTATCAGATGGCATAATTGCATCTAACCAGCGGTCAAATAACTTGCGCTCATAGAATTCGTTTGTGCATACGAAATTTAATGCAAGCTGATTATATTGAGTTTGATATGGAACTTTAAATGTTGGTCCATAAATTTTAACATCAGTTGTTATTAATTCTCTACCTGGCAATTCAGCACTTTCACATTGAAGTGCCAAATATCTGGACATAGATGCATTGCTAGTTTTAGATTGGCCGTCCGCAGATTCATTGCCTAAAATTTGATTAATAGCATCTGAAACATCTGTTACAATTGTTGTTGGTAGATTTAAAAGTTTTTCGAGTGCTGATGATTTAACGAAATCATTAACGTATTGTGGAATAGGAAGAATAACCTCGAAACGGTTGTTCTTTGCTAGGCCATCTTTAGCTTTGATATTGGACAGAAATGATTGTGGTGTAAAAGCCATTAGAATTTTTCCTCTGAGTCGGCATAAACTTTACTTGTTGAAGCACCGACAAAACTTTCCATTGGTAATAATGCAGCTATATCCCACTCATCAGCTGTAATTTCCAGAAATCTGGAACCAACATGTGAATATAGATAACGTTTGATACATGGTTGCGCCTCAAATATCTTAGAAGCCGATGCCAATACGGCATAACTTAAACGCAATTTGGTGCTCTTATCAAAGTTTTTATTGGTCGCAAAACTACTCAATTTATCCAACAAAATCATCCGTTGCTTTGGGTGAATGTAATGTAAATTCAACCCTAAAAATCCGTCATTGTATTGTTCTATTGGTAGTACCAAAGGGAACCGGTCGTAGTATGGCAACGAAGCTTTCGTCTTGGGACTGTATGAATAGAAATACATTTTCCCAATTATGGTATTATCCTTTAGACGGGTTCTATCCTGTAGTAATGCTTGTCTTGTGGGATTCAATTCAGTTATTTTAGATTGAAGCCACGAGCGTGCTTGGTTTGTTCTTGGTGTCAAACCTTGTTTCATCAACGATTGATTTATTCTGTCTAATAGATATGCCATTGGTTATTTATATTAAAGTCCAAGTTCTTTTTCAGTCAATATTTGAAATTGCCATCCATGTTCCTTACAGAATAGGTCGGCTGCTCTCCACTTCTCTTGGTTAATGGCGTAAGTTGCCGCCTCTTGAATGAATCGTTTTGTCTGCCGTTTCTGTACTGGCATCTTGGTTTGAGCGTTTGGCTTGACCTCAATCATTACAGTTTTTATCAGGCCAGTTTTCACTTTGAGTTTTGCAACAAAATCAGGGTAATACTTGTGCATTCTGTTGTCCACTGGAGACTTGTAAGGAATTGATAATTCTTCGGAAGCCCACCAAATCACGTTTGGATTGTCATCAAAATATTTCATAACCCTGAGTTCCCACGAAGAACGATAAATGATGTTTGACGCATCTCCGTTATATTTTGCTGGGTTCTTTGGTTTGAATATTCCTTTGTATGTTTTATTTAAGGAAGTCATATAAATATATAGTAAATTCTATAGGACCACAAATGGCACTTTTCTCTTTAACGGACATAAATTTCAAACCGGACGCTACAAGAAATTTCAAATCATTGAATTCTTATAGTGTCGATAATAAAAGATATCCAATAGACCTTGGCGCAACAGATAAAGGACACTATATGATGTTTTTTATCAATGTCCAAAGACGAACACAATTTGAAGCTAATTATGATAACTCTGGTGCAAAACCAACAGTTCTTGCCAATGCTCAGAGAAATGAAAATAACACAGCTGGTGGTGCATTATCTAAAATAATTGAACAAGTTTCTAATGTTGATGAAAAGGTGTCGGCATCTTTATCACGCATTATACCCAAAACAGATAATGAAACTGTAAAAAAAGTTAGTAGTGATATTGGCCAAGAAATAAAAGCTAGCTTTGGTAGATTGAAAGAAGGAAATCTCTTTCGTTCCATTAAAAGAACGAAAGATACAATTGCCTTGTATATGCCAGACACATTGAATTTTAATTATCAACAGAGTTATTCAGACGTTTCACTAACTGATGCTTTTGGTATACCGGGTGCTCTTGCTCAAGGTGCTGCGGCAGGTTTAGATGCTTACAATGATTATAAAGCAACAGGCAGAGTTAATCTTCAAAACATGTCTCCTTTTGCAGTTGCAGCTTTAACATCGAAATTTGGTGGTTCTCAAGGACCACTCTTTACTGCATTGACTTCGGCAACTGGTGGTGTGATTGCACAGAATCCACAATTAGAGTTAATTTATAGTAAGCCACAATTTAGACAATTTAGATTTTCTTTTATGTTCTATCCAAGGAGTCAAAGAGAGGCTAGAGAAGTTATTGACATTATTGAAATGTTTAAATATCACCAAGCACCAGAATTATTGAATGGTACTTATGGTAGATTTTTAGTTCCACCTTCTGAATTTGATATTCAATTCATGTACAATGGCCAAGAAAATGTGAACATTCCAAAAGTTTCAACCTGTGTACTAACCGGTCTAGATATAAACTATGCACCAACAGGCACTTTTGCAGCTTATGAAACAATTGATTCCAACTCACCATCAAAAGGCGGAACTGGTATGCCAGTTGGTATTGGTTTGGATTTGTCATTTACAGAAACCGAAATTATTACTAAAAATTATTACAATCCAACACTAAGACAAAACGCACCAAATCAATTTGATATTGCTAATGGAGGTCAATAATATGGCAAAATACTTTAAACATGTCCCAAAAGTTTATTATACTCCAAACTCCGAAATGGAATCTTTGGATGTTTTAACTAACATCACAACAAGATTTTCTTTTGAACAGGAGTTTAAGAAAAACAGTTCTATTTATTATGAGTATAGTGTTGAAGATGGTGAAACACCTGAAATTGTTGCTGCTAAAATTTATGGTTCTTCCGAAAAACATTGGATTATTATGAACCTTAATGACATTGTTGATCCGATGTATGATTGGCCTCTTACACAAAGAAACGTTATTAAATACATTGAAGCTAAATATTCTGCCAATGCAGCTGCCGGTCAAACAGGTTACGAATGGGCGGTACAAACCACGCATTCTTATTATCGAATTGAAACACAAACAGAACCAGTTTCTGGTATATCTACGATAATTAAAAAAGAAATCGATTCTGCAACGTATGCTAATGTTGCATCTTCAACAACAACTTATACATTACCTGATAGTAATACCATAACGATTGATATTGGCAAAGAGTTTAAGACGTATTATGAATATGAAGTTGAAGCTAATGATGATAAAAGGTCAATCAAAATTTTAAAACCTGAATTAGTTGATGTTGTTGAAAAAGAATTTAAACGTGTGATTGCTGATATCATTGTATGAACGAAAACCAGTTGCTACAACCTACAGATTTTGATATTCAGAGATTGGATCTGGTAACAAAATTTGGTTCGGTTGATTTACGTGGCATGTTTGAAGAAATCAACCTGTATGATAGTATGTTGGCACCATGTGCAACCGGCAATATGTTGATTGTCGATGCTATTGGTTTATCACAAAAATTACTATTAGATGGAACAGAATATTTGTTGGTGGAAATTGACAAGGGTGAGGGCCTTTTTCCAATAAAAAGAAAGTATCGTGTTCATAGCCAAACAGATAGAAAGACTATGAATCAAACCAGTGAGAGTTATATTTTAAAGTTTTCTTCGGAAGAATTAATTTTCTCTGAGCAACAAAGAGTCAGTCATTATTATGAAGGCACATATACTGAAATTATTTTGGCTATTTTTAGAGATTATTTAAAACCTGATAAAGTAACATTAACTGGTGTTTATGACGCTTCAAATGGTTTGAATAAGGTAGTCATACCAAACTTAAAACCATTTGATGCTATTCAATGGTGTGTCAAAAGAGCTTTAAATAATAATTCTAAACCAAATTTCATGTTCTTTCAAAACAATGATGGTTACAATTTAAGCACATTAGATACAATTATGTCTAGTGAACCACTTTTAAATTTGACGTTCTCTGTTAAAAACTTGCCAGATGGAACATTCCCTCTTTC